TACACAATCGCGCCTGATGAGTGGGGTACAATTCAGCTGATCGACTGATGCAAAGTTTTTAGTCCTTAGGTTAAAGTATCAATATGTCGAATGTAGTGTCGCTTATGGAAAAAAGAGAGGTTTGGCAGTCGATCTATGTTAAAGATGGATTGCGCGTTCAAATCTCAAGTCACGGTAGATTTAAGCTTACGAGTGGTGACAAAATTACGCAACTCGAATTTTTCGATTCAGTAACTTTCTTAAAGGAACTTAGCGAAGCATTGGAGCGAGTTATGTGCTCCATGTACAATGACGTTCACTGACTTTACATTACAAAGATAGGAAAAACACAATGTCGAAGAAGAACAAGAAGTTTGGTAAGGATTTCGATTTCGAGGCTCCTGAGGTCGTTAGCACCGACGACATCGGTTACATGGCTGAGGAGGCTATTCACGACCGAATGAATCGTCTTGAGCACGAGAGGAACCGTCTACTTTCGATGGGTCGAGATCCTCTTCTGTGGGAGGTCGAGCTTGCATATCTTCAGCGTGAGCAAAATGTTCGTCAAACGCGCTCGCAACTTCACGTTGAATATATGAAGAAGTTTGTTTCTCATTCGGACGCAGAAGATATTCTAGACTCTACTTCCACTGAGACCGCTGTCACAACCGAATTGAACTGAGAACTAAGATGTTGAATAATCTGTCAAAGCAAAATACGATTTCAAACTACTTGGGATCGTTGCAAACCTATCCGCAATTGGAGCATGATGAGCTCGTGGAGCTTTTTCAAGCATACGAAAAGGGAGGTAAGGATGCAGTTAAGGCACGCCAGAAATTGACAGAATCCAACCTTAGATTGGTCGTTTATATCGCTAAGAAGCAAAAGGGGCACAATATTCCTCTTGAGGATCTTATCCAAGAGGGGAATTTGGGCCTGCTTAAAGCAATCGATAAGTTCGATTGGAAGAAAGGCTTTCGCTTTTCAACTTATGCTACCTGGTGGATCAAGCAAGCAATTAGTCAATATGTCCTAAAGCGTAAGAAGATTATCAGATTGCCAGCTCATGCTGTTTCAGCGCAAAAGAAGCTAATTGAAGCTTCGGACGCGTTTAAAGAGTTAAAAGGTTATGGTCCTACCTCGGAAGAGTTATCGGAACTGATTGACGTGTCGGAGACTGTTGTCAAGGCAACGATGCAGTCTGGAAAGAACATTGTTTCTCTTCAACAGCAAATTGGCGACGACGGCAATTCTACTCTGGAGGACAAACTTGAAGATACGAACTTCGCCAACGATCCATTTGAGTCGTTGGCGAAAAAGGAAATGTTAGTCATCGTCAAGAATGTTATGTCGAATCTCTCTGTAAAAGAAGCTGCAATTCTGCGATTGCGATTTGGTCTTTACGAAGATGTCGAAGCGAAGGATTATCAGATTACGGAAGAGGAAGCTAACATGATTACGTCTGGACAAGGACTCACATGATCTATTCGGATATAGTCATACTCGTCGTTTCTCTTTTTAATCTCCTAGTTTCTTTTTCTTGTTTGCGAAGATTGCGTGAGTTAGAAGTAACGATAGACAACCAACAAGTTAAAGCGCAACAAAACGAAAATAACGTACAAAACATTCTTAACGATAGATTGCTAGAACTTCAAAGTAGAAAATACGCGCTGCAAAGAATTAAGCCATGAACAACAAGAAGAACATGAAGGGTTATGCAACGGTACTCGATGACGATGGTATCAACTATCGCGAGATTGCCGACATCATGTCAGAAATTGGGTTCGTAATGAACCATTCGTCAGCCAGGAATTATATTCTGAGGGTTATGACAAAATTTGCAGAAGCCTTTGATCGTGAATGGGGACTTGAGTTGACCGACGAAAAGATTCGTCATGTCGCCGCCTCGCCTCAATTCCAAAACGTAATTTCTGACTTGCTGCATAATTTAGAGGCAACCGAGTAATATTCAAAAGAGGAAAAATGTCAAAATTTAGTGTTAAAAAGCTTCCACCCATTAGATTGGTCGATTTGTTAAAGAAAAGAAAGACCAACTTAAAGGAATTTCTAAGTTCATCTGGGATTTCTACTTTTGTTACGCTGCAGCAAAAGTGTGAAAAAATGGGAGTTTCTCCGCCTTCAGAAAGCGATTTTTTTGAGGCGGTTGGAAATGTTATTACTTCTTCTCCTCAAGAAGGTGTAGTCGTACTGGATCCGCCTGTTCTCTTAAAAGACACTGGTGAAAAGGTGCTAGTTGACGAAATCAAGACAGAAGTTTCATCGTCGAATCTTCCTGTCGTAGAACCAGAAAAAGAGGAAAAGCCTGCAGAAACGCAAGTTTTTTCTCATAAAACATCTAAGAAAAGAAGAGAAACAAACGTCGAAGAGTCATGACATTAGCGACCGAAGCGTGGTAAATTAAGACCATGTCGACGATCGATATCTTGGAACAACTCGAATCGAACAACTCTCGTCTCTTTAAAGAAGAACTTCTTGAGTCGCAGGTCAACAATGATCTCCTCAAGAAGGTCTTTACTACCGCAGGAGATCCGTACCTCAACTTCTATGTCAATAAGTTCAAGATGCCGGCCGCCGGATTGAGGTCACGACTTGATGATACCGTTGTCGAAGACTTCATTGGTTTCATCATGTCACAGTTGTCGACCCGCAAGTTGACCGGCAATGCCGCAAAGGATGCAGTCGTTGCTGAATTTGCGAAGATGGATGAACGGCAACAGAAGTGGTGCCTCCGGATCCTCCTGAAGAACCTCCGATGTGGAGTCCAATCGACCACAGTTAACAAGGTGTGGCCGGGATCTATTGTTGGATTCTCTGTGCAGCTTGCAGAAACTCTTTCGACTCGTTATGAGGATGGTAAGGGTATCATCATCGAAGATCCGGTCATGTATCCTGTTCGTGTCGAACCGAAGTTGGATGGTCTCAGGTGTGTTGCCGTGAAGCACAATGGCGAAGTGACGATGTTCACACGGAACGGTACGGTCCTTGAGACTCTTCCACGAATCAAATCTTTGATCGAAGCGGCTCCATGGGATGAGTTTGTTCTCGATGGCGAAGTGATGGGTGCAGACTGGAACGAATCAGCTTCTGTCGTGATGTCTCACAAGAAGGGCAAGGATGATTCGAATATGATCTTCCACGTCTTCGACGCCCTTCACTTCTCTGACTGGCGTGACCAAGATAATCACCTAGACCTCGAGGATCGAGTCGAACTTGTTAAGGAACTCGTTGGACAGGTAGGAAACTCGTCCGTCGTTCAAGTTCCAGGTCGATTGGTCAGCAACGAAAAGGAGCTACTTGAAGCATACATGGCCGACACTGATGCTGGTTACGAAGGCATTATGGTGAAGGACTTGGTGGCTCCATACCTCTTTAAAAGATCTTCGAATATTCGTAAGATGAAACCTGTGGCGACATATGAAGGAATTATTGTGGGTCATTATGAAGGCCGCAGGGGATCGAAGCGAGAAGGCTTGTGGGGAGGCTTTGAAGTTGTCCTGCCAAATGGAGTTATGACTCGAGTCGCTGGCGGATTTACCGACAAGATGAAGGCCGAGATCAATGTTGATCCAAATTCGTGGATCGGTCGAATCGTCGAGATGGAAGGCCAACCTGATCCGCAGACTGGTGACGGTCTCACGAAGGATGGAAAAGTTAGATTTCCTGTGTTTATTCGAGAAAGAGACCCTCGCGACGTCGATCAAAAGTTGAACGAAATTGCAAAAAGCTACTTCTGAGCTTGTAAAACGATTATTGCGTAATATGACAAAAGGATGACAAAAAAGGTTAGAAATTTGTAGACTTGAATTTCGATTCTTTGGCGATTTTTAATACTTACTATCAGTTGCTTGCACTTGTAAGCAACAACTTAAAAGGGGTATTAAATTTATGGCCATTTCAAGAATTCAACAATCTCAAATTAGCGGTTCGCTTTCTTTTGACGACTCACTTGCAGCAGGCTCTGGCTTAGCTGGTAAGTCTACATTAAAGGGCGACCTCGACGCGCTTCGCTCGCAAATGAAGCGCATCATCGGTAAGGACGCATGGTATTCTGAACTCGACGGTTCACAAGACCTCGCGGACATCTACGCAGCAGTCCGTATGACCGGTGCGAATGCAGACTTCCAAGGCACACTCGATGTGACCGGAGCTGCTACACTCGACAGCTCCCTCTCGGTCGCCGGCGCATCCAACCTCCAAGGCTTGGTTGATGTTGGTGGCGCGCTCTACGTCGACGGTGCAGCAGGACTCTCGGGTTCTCTCGCAGTCGCCGGTGCAGCCGTCCTCGGTAGCTCCTTGGCAGTAAGCGGCCTCG